GTTCCATTGTCAAGTTCAATAAACCATATTGTGTTTCCATCGTCGTCATCCTGGGATACAAGATTAAAGTCTCTATATCTAATCGCCTTTCTATTAACGAAACTATTTTTTGTTCCTTTTCCGCGATGTGCTGGTGGATGTTTTGAGTTAGTTCCAAATAAAGTCGCTTTTGTCTGAGCGATTGTTTTATGAATAAGAGCGGCGGCAAGCTTTTGTTGTTCTGAATTAAGCACCCAATCCCCAACATGTAAGCGCCCATGAATTGTATCTCTATCTCGATTTAGTTTTCTGCCAAGAGCAGCTTGTTCTAGGTGAAGCTTCTGTGAGTAGTTCTCTGCCTGATTTACTGTTTGGAATAGACCAAGATGCTGTCCTGTCTTCTTGAAGTAAGAGAATGCCTCTTCATCGCTTACAATCTTATTTCCAATGACATGTGGAAGCACATATGTTCCAGCATCAGTTGTGAATGTACCTGAGAGAACAGTTGATGTTGTTCCATTTGCATTTTTAATTTGCGGCCTATGAAGAATATCAATATTGCCTTGAGCAATAAGCCCTGCTGGTTTCTTGTCTCCTGCAGTTAAAGCACCAGTTGTTCCAAACAAGAATTGAATAGCTTTGGCTTTTGACAAACCAATAAGCTTGATTAGTTTCTCCTGCTGTGCCTTGTTTAGAACCCACTCGCCAGGAGTTAGTAAGGCCGGGACAGTGTCCAGAACTCCATGCCCAGGGATTACTCCTCCTGTTGCTCTCTTTGTTGGAATCTTTTCAGCATCTCTCTTAGCCTTTGGAGTTAGTTCGACCTGAATTACAACAGGTTTCTTGGCTTCATCATCGCCGCCGCCGCCGAAGAATCGCCCAACGATTGGCAGTTTGTGAAGCTTATTGGATACCCAATCGCCAAGCTGTGATAGCTTCTCTCTAACCCAATTGAAGGCAGCGCGGAATCTGTCGATGATTCCATCCTTGATGTCTCCGAAGATACCAAGGATTCTATTCTTGAACTTAAGAATTCCAAGGATCAATAGGCCAGCAGGGAGGAATGGAGCCAGGAGGAGTCCGATAAGTACCTTCTTCCAATTGTCCTTGACCCAATCCACAACTGCCTTAAACTTCTCAAGCAAGAAGTCAGCAAGAATCTTGGCGTACTTCTTAACCTTGTCCCAATTCTGAATAAGGAGAATGCCTGCCGTGATGAGGGCACCAATTACTGTGGCAGAAACAAGAAGACGAACGCTAAGTCTAAGAGCAAGGAGCGCTCTCAGAAGTCCTGTGTAAATGAATGCAACAAGTCTAGTAAGCGCTAGATATAGAACTTTACCTATCTTGCTGGCTGCTTCAAGTGCTGCATTGCCCATTGCAAATATTGCATTCTTAGCTCTGCGTGCGGCTGAAGCAGCATTTGTGGCCCCTCTCTTCGCCATATCAGCAAGATTATCCCCAAGTTTTTTAGTCGCCTTGTATGCCTTTTCAGCTTCAAACTTAACTGCATCAATAGCAGCCTTTAGTCCGCCAGGAGCGAGAAGTATTCTCGCGCTTCTAAACGCCGCCTCACCTATTTTTTTAATTCCCTCTGTAATCTTCTGTGTGAATGGGAATAGCTTATTGAGACCTTTCTCGAATACAAGGAAGGCTAGATACCACTTAAGGACACCACCGACAACAGGAATCTTGAATAGGCCAAGAAGAATCTTAGATACTAATCCTAGGGTTCCAATTAGAAGAAGAAGGCCAGGAATCACAACTTCTGAAATAAGCTGCACGAAAGCTGTGAACTCGTCAGATGAGAATGACTTAAATAGAGCTTCAGAAAGTCTTCCCAGAATCTTTGTTAGATTCTCAATTGACTTAACTGCCTCATCAAAGAACTTTTGAACCTTTTCGGGGTTATTTCTAAAGAAATCAGCAAAATTATTTAGTTGATCCGTAAGGTCTTCAATTAGCGTTTTTCCTCCGCCAGCAGCAGGGGATGTTGTGATTGCAGCAATTAGATTAATAATTGCGCCTGATAGTTTGAGCCATGCATCAAGATGCTTCTCTGCGCTTGCAAGGAATCTGTCAAGCCCTGACTCATTGATTGTGGCAATTCCTGCGCCTGGCCCTCCTTCTTCAGGCCGTCTAACTTCTCCCTTCTGCGAGGTTACATCTTTGAGTTTTCCAGTAAGTCCAACTGCGCCCTTGAGCAATCTAGTGAAGATTGGGTCGGCAGCCTTGGCGATATTAAGGAACGCCCGTGCAAGATTGAGCATTCCATCAACAACTCTAGGAATATTATCGGCGGCTCTCTTAGTGAAGAATAATAGGGCTTGCTTGAATTCATCGCTTGCAACAAACTTGCGGAATTTATCAAAGGCATCTGCAATAACTTGCGCAAGATTCTTAGCTGCCTTTTGAATTTGCGGATCAAGGAGAAGCTTGGTTAGTGTGTCTGCAAATCTGGCGATAGCCTCAGTGATTGGTCCTAGAATTCCGTCTCTCTCGCTATTACCAACAAATACATCCTTGAAGACCTTTCTGAGCCTCTTGAGGGAATTGAATAGCTTCTTTTCGGCAGGAGATAGGTCGGCAAACGCCTTCTGAGCATCTTTGTCCGCCTGTGACTGACCCTTACGCGCATCAGACTCTTCCTTGCGGGCATCTGCAACTTCGCGCTGAGCAATAGCAACCTGATGTAGGGAATCTCTTACGTTTCTGTTGGCAAGAAGAACATTTCTTTGAGAGTTAGCGACAGATTCAATAGCTTGCTTAAGTTGATCTTGGGCAGACTTAACAACGTCAGAACCTTTAATTCCTTCGTCTCGCGCAGTCTTAGCATCCTGTTTGGCACGACTATTTCTAACTCTAGCTTGTTCAACTGTAAGATTGGCTCGCTTAACCCCAAGCTCTGCATCTTTAAGGTCTTGTTTAGAGGAATCAATTTGATCCAGAATTGCATTTAGATTTTGTTCAGCAAGAGTTACCTGCTGTTGTGCGGCAGAAATTTCTGATTGATCGCCTTGCTGTTTTGCAATTCTAAGACGATCCTGAGCTTCCCTAAGGGCTGCTCTAGCCTCATCTTTATCTCCTGTACCCTTTCTGGCTTTCTCTTCCTCTTCACGAAGCTTCTTTTTGGCGTCAAGAACACCAAGTTCTGCCTCCTGTAAAGAAAGCGCAGCATCCTTTTCTTCTAGGTTGGCATCGACAATATCTCGTGCAGCCTGAATCTTGGCCTCAGCCAAATCCTTAGTTGCATTTCTAACATCCTTGTAGGAATCCTTAAGGTCTTTATTGGCTTGAACAACTGCATATTGAGCATCACCAACAGCCTCAATTGCTTTCTTAAGACTATATTGAGAGTCAGCTAGACGCTGTGCAGCCTGCTTAATTTGATCCACATTGTCCTTAACCTTGTTGCCAAGCTTCTCATTGAGCTTAACTGCATCAAGAACTGTGTTGAATCTAGAAAACGCTGCTGTAAGCAATCCTACAACAGGCAATGCTTCTGCGATACCTGAAAGGAATGCGCCTCCAATTGCCGCGCCAGCCTGAATAGCTGAAGCAGCCAGGGCGACAAGCGCAGTACCAATCTGCGTAATTAAGGTAAAGAAGATTGTTAGAATGCCTGTTAGGAATAGCCATCTAAGATTGACCAACTGATCAAAGTGTCTAAATACCTGACCTACAGCGAAACCAAATCTCGTGAATGCGTTATTGACGAGACGAATATCTCTATCCATGTCTTTTAGTCCGCTTCTGGCAGACTTAGCCCCGCGAACAACATCACCAAAGGCAAGACCGGCCCTACGTCCCATTCTCCCTAGAGCGGTTTCTGCTTCATTAATAGCCTTTGTTCTTTCTTCAAGAGCGGTCTTTTCAATTAATCCAATATCAGGAGCAACGAGTGAGCGTCTTTCATCAGCCTGGGTAATTCGAAGATTAGCTCTTTCCCTCTGGAATTTTCCTGTAAGAGCGGCACTAGTTTCTCTCTCTCTTCTTCTTCTTTCTCTTTGGATGGATGCAATTGATGCTCTTGCCTCAGACTTTTCTTCTTCATCTTCTTCTGTTTTGCCAAGACTTCTAATATGTCTTCTTAAATCTTCAATTTCAAGTCGATCTGCTTCTCTCTTGTCTTCCAATCTTTCAGCAAGGAATGATCGCAATCTGTCTTCTCTTGCTGAAAGATTGACCTTTTCAAGCTCTTGCTCTTCGTTTAAATCTCGCTTTTTCTGGTCTAATTCTTCCTTAGATTTGGAAATATTTTGATCAATAATTTCCTGTGTTCTCTTTGATATATCAAATCCAGTTTTTAGGCTGGTAAATAGTTCTGCTCTAATTTCTCTTTGACTTTGAGCAACCTTCTTATTGGCCGCAACCATTTTCTGTGCGCCATTTTCGACAGTCTGCACAAATTTTCCAAAGGCTGTAACATCAGCAACCGAAATAAATCTTCCTGTTGTTTGATCAACGCCGGTTCGCGTTTTTCCGCTTCCAAGTAGAGCTTCCTTAACTCTATTTTTAATGTCATCAACAAACGTTCTAACCTTTTTGAGGTTGGCAACTGTTCTCTCTGTTCCAAGGATCAAGCCTTGTCTAGTATCAGTTTGAATTTGTCTGATTCCGCGTCCAAGTACAGCAAACTCGCGCTGCAACCTTCTAACTAGGGATAGGTCTTCAGCGCGAGCAAATTGTCCTGTTGCTGTTCTAACGAGGCGCGTAGCCCCTGCGCCAGGCAATTCGTCTTCAGTTAATGGCCCTCGTCTTACGCGAGTTCTAATGCGAACAAGCGCTTTGTCAATAGCGTCAAGTCTATTCTTGGCTTTTTCAAGAAGAGTGACATCCTGGACACGAATGAAGCGCCCATCGTCTCCCCTTACAGCGCGACCACCACCAAAGAGAGGAAACTCCTGGGGTTTATTTCTTTTGAGAATAGCTATAGAGTTATTGAGTCTGTCGATTCTCTCGCGCATTTGATCGACAAGAGAAATATCTTCTTTCTTAATAAATTGACCGCCAGGACCACGAGTGGCCCTTCCTCCACCAAATAGAGGAAAGTCATCAGGCTTGTTTCTCTTAAGGCGCTTTAGAGACTCGTCAAGCTTATCCGCAGAACGACGAACGCCGTCAAGCTCTCTTGAGAGCCTGTCTCGACCTTCCAATATAATTCTGAAGACTTCGTTGCGGTCAGCCATGTAACACCTTTTATTTTAATTTAAATTTTAGGTCGTGCGGTAAGGGACAGGTGCTACTAGTCTGCGGGGACATTTGCCCAGAAGTCCTGGTTCATGTCTACCTCATATGACTCTTCACCATTATATATTATATTTATAGTTTCTTGGTAGTTATTTTCTATATCTTCTAGCGCTTTTTTGCGTGTTCCCTTCTCATCGTCGTAATTTGAGTTAGACCAGAGTCCGGAAATCATTGCATTTTTTACTAATCTAGCCTCGTCCACGGCCTTTCTTTTCATAAAGGCTTCGAACAGTATTTCGAATTTTTTCCAGTACCAATTTTGAAGTTCTTCTATGGATTCCGGATGCTCCGACGAATATAGTTCTAGCGCTTCGAATGGCCCTAGCCTTGGACCTTCTTGCTGATCTTGTTGAATAGAGGGAGCATCTTTTCGGTGAAAAAACCAACCATCACTTCCCAATTCTGATCAACAAAAGTATCAAGAATCTGCATACCCTGATCATCTGTTAATTCCTCAAGCCTAAGAGCATAGTAATCCCTCTGGCCTTTCGGCACAGCAAGAATAACCAAATATAAGTCCTTTAGAAGCTCAGGAGCACTCTCAATAATCTTTGAGAGAGCTTTAACGAACACATCGGCGTCTGTCACATTAGATGAGAGAGGAACGGATGGATCAAAATCAGGAGTCTCTAGAAGCTCTGATAGAGAACCGCCGTCAATAAGAATCTTCTGAACTGCTTTTCCTACAACTGAAAAGAACTCAATCTTTCCGAAGAAAGAAAGTGGTTTCTGAACAAGGGTAATTTCTGTATCCCCTTCTCCAAGCTTGTAATACACTTCTGCTGGCGCTAGTGTTTCTAAAACCTCTATTGTTTCATCTTTTGCTTCCACTGTTGCTGTCTTACCTGCCATAATTATCTCCTTTTTAAGTAAGTGTTTCTAGTCTGGCCCTTAGCTCAGCTAGTTTTATCGGTACATATGTTCTTTCAATTTCCTCAACAGCTTCTTTTAAATAAGGCTGAGGCTGTTGACCTAACACGCTCCTTTTGGCGAACCACTTTCCGTCGATTTGAAATCTCATGAATGTAGCACGCTTAGGAAGAATTGGAGTTCCTCTGGGTCCATATATTCCTGTTCCATCATGAACCCATTTGGCGTATTTTGGCTTGTCTGGAACCGAGATTTCTGATTTAACAACCAATCCTCCTGGCCCCTGTACCCTACGCTTTAAATCTCTTCTTTCTACAGCATGAGCTTTGAGTGCTCCTGTTTCACCCTCTGGTGCATTTGCTCTTGCTTGATTCTCAATGCGGTCTGCAATATCTTCAATAGTTGCCCTTAAAAGACGAACAGCCTTATTAGGCATTGATCCGATTAAATCAAATAAATTCTCGCCTTCACGCTGTTCAACTCTAATAAAATCAGGCATTATCTATCAAACAATACGGCACATTCGCCGCCCTCCTGAAATACAATTCTGTCAAGAGTCTCATCTGGCAACCATACCTTTCTTGGATATGCTGTTCCCCATGAATTTAGAAGGGGAACCGCTCCAAGGCTGTCTGCAGTTGAGTGCTTGATAACAGCGTGAATATCGTCCACGCTTGTTGCCCATCTGAACGATTTGATACCGCTATTGATATTAGGTGGCAAAAATTGACCATCCTTCAATCTTTTAGCTCCCTGTGTCATAAGAACTTTACAACCGGCATTTACTGATGTACCCTCTTCTGGCGGTGTTTCAGGATACTCATCAATTTTCTGTGCTTCCTTGTATAGCCAGAGTGCGTCATAACGGCTTCTGTTCATCAATGAGAGGGCACGAGAGAGGCTGAAACCCACACAGGCTCCCTCTGACCCCTGATTGTAGAAACGCCACCACAAAAACATATCTAGAGCCGATGCATCACCAGACTGAAGACAAATTGCGTGACCTCCTCTGACATATCCTAAATCCTTATTTCGACCAATCCAATATCTAACTCCGTCCTTTTTGGGAAGATCGAAGGATGAATACCAGGGAATTCCCAATACGCAAGGATGCGCCGTAGATGGCAATGTTTCGGCCGTAAGAGGATATTTCTCGACATAAGGCTTTTCTTCAGGAAGAAGCGCACCTAAAGGACCTTTATAAATTCTTCTAAACATATTCCTCCTTAAAGTAAATGGCCAACCCTAAGGTCGGCCATTTAAGTCCTTCCCTAGGGATTGCTTTTGCTAAATCTTTCGGGCGATATCGCTTTGCGTATATCACTAAATTGTTAATTATATTATACCTGATTGAAGATAACCTGAGTTCGTGTATAAACATCAACTACAGATGTATCAGCAAGCGCTCGGAATCTAACTGGAATCTGTACCTGCTCACCAGTCTTGTTGTACGCAAGAGCGGACTCCTGCGCAGACTTTGTTACAAGTCGGAATACGTGCGCTCTGATCTTTCCGTCAGCCTTAGGGAACAATACGGCAAGTCTTCGCTTGAGGTAAACTGTTGGTTCACCAACGCCCATCTGCTCCTCTGATCCTGAATTTGTGATTTCTCCACCCTGCCAAGCTACCTGCATTCTCTGAAGAGAAGCCTCGGCAAGTGCTGTTGTAACAGCCTGTTCATAAGAAACAGGACGAACGTCAATAATTCCAAGAATCTGGTCTACGTCGAACTCTTCCTCAGTGTTGTTGTGTGTAACGGTAATACCTGTCTTTGTCGCACCTAGATCATTCCAACCTGTCTGAGCATCATAGGTTGACAAATTAATAATGTCCCCAATTGTTGTTGGGAACGCAATTGTAGTACCGGCCCACATTAGACGAGCAGGACTACGAATAAAGGTATTATCGTTAATTGCAGTTCTGAAAAAGTCAGCCATTTTTACCTCCTTTCATTACTTGAATATTACAATAAATAAAACTCGATTAACTGTTGTTTTATACAAGGTCCACATATTTATCTAGATTATAAATAAGACTTCCGCCTTGCCAATACCATCTTGCGCCCTGTCCACCCTGTTCTCTTCTAATAAATAGATCGCCAACTGTTACTCTTGGTGCTGGTATTTCAGGAACGGTGTTATTTAGATGTCTGTTGGCCAATAGAGTCAAATGTGCTGCATCCAAGGTTTTATGAATTCTTGAGTTTACCTCTTGTTCATAAAAAATTCCATCAGTTAATGATGAATTTTGATCAAAGGTTCCTGATTTCACCATAATTTCCACCGCCAAGATATGTGTATAATTCTCACCTGTATCGTCCGATGAAAGCTTCGGGTCTCCCGTGTAACAAACCACACAGACGTTTGGATATTTTTCTATCGGGGCGTTGATTAATGATGGGATAGTACCAGGGTAGAAATTTTCGTTTGCAATCTGCTCTACTGTCCACGTTGCATTACCCCTTCCAAGGTGGGTTAAGAGAGCGTCATCCTCCGCCGCCCAAGTAGCGTTCATTGAGGAAATCATATTGTTTAGACCATCAAAAAGCACCATTAAGGCTTCGCGCTGGACTAGCTCCATTGATAAGCGGCCTGTATATTGCATTATGTTGTGGTCACCTCAGTGAATGGCAATAATTCAGACAGCCGTCTTGTATCCCAAGGTAATGGGAATAATTCCGGATCGGGTGTAACAAGAATGCCTCGACCATTGTCTCCATATGAAACTCTTGGCAAGATTGCCTTCAGTTTAGTGAGATTGATTTGCTCTTCGTCCGCTAATTCAGCGGCGCGGGCGGCAAGTCTTTCCCATACCTTCCAAAGGTCTGGCCTTCTATCAAAATATGTTACATCTTCATTTGTGCCAGATGTATTTTGCGATGCCAGTTGGTCACCCCAATAATCAATTGCGGCAGGAATAAATTGCATAGTTGAAATTACTCCTAGCAACTCAATTTGATTGCGAGTATAAACAGAGCTTTCTTGAGTTACTCCCGCAATTGTTGCATATAGGCGAAACTGGACTCCTTCAGCAATATTCTGAAGGTCACTTATTGAAAAATCATAACTTGTATTGCCAACGAGCGCCCGATAAGACGCAGGCACGTTTTGACGTACTATGTCAGTAATTGCGCCCATCGGGATTCCTTTTATTCTTCTTCGTCGTCGTCAGCTACTAAATCTCTAATGCTCGCCTTTGATTTCTCTGCTTGCTTCACTAGCCTCGCAGCTTGTGTAGGAGTGAGGAGAGAAAGACCAGGAGCCTTTCCCTCCTCCACAAGCTTTCTTAGATAGCTAGGAACTTCAGCAATTGCAACTGTTTCCCCCGGAAGCATCACTCTTCCACTGACAGGCTCAACGAGCGTGCCATCTGGGTTTTCAGTAACATCACCATCAAGAAGATGGATTGTTACTGCGTCTTCCGCGAAGATAACTTTTTCTGCTTTTGCTGTTGTTGCCATATGGCTTTGCCTCCTATGTGATTAAATTGATTCTGTTTATGCAACGGTTGCCCATACAAATGCTTCTGGAATGAGCAATCGAGGGATTCTTGCTGATGCAGCACGTAGCAAGTGTGTCTTTGCAACATGATTAAGCATTACTTCCGCCTGGAAGCCCTGTCTAATATCTACAGAGTTATATCCAGATGAAACTGTTACCTGCCCGTCGAGAGTATCCGCAATTGGAGTACCGTCGAGGTTATAATCAGTTGTCATTAGAACTTTGCCGTCTGGGAGATACTTGGTTAGAGAACCAACCCCAATTCCAGTTGCTCCAACATCACGATAACCGTTATCATAGAGAACGATTTCGAAGCCTGTGTATACAGACTGGAACAATTCAAGAACGTCTTGCTTTCTAGGTCTAAGAATGCTGTTAGCACCGTTAGCGTAGAAGTTTACGGAGTTTCTAATGTTAGTGTTATTGATTAGGTAGTTGTAAGTCTTAAGATTCATGTGGAGTTTTGTTCCATAGAATCCTGTTGCCGCAGCAATAACATCAGACCATGCTGCTACGTCTGTAACAGGATCGGCTGATGCTGTGTTTGACCATAGAACTGATGCTGTTGGCTTGTTAGCCGCAGGCAAACCGTAATCAATATACAAGTTAGATGCGCCGCCATCATAAGGGATAGTTACCGCTCCCCTGAATGCCTGCCATCTAAGCCATTCTGTAGCTCTCTCATTTCTAAGCTGTAGAATTCTACCCTTATCAACGAGTGATACGCCAACTGAGCGTCTGATATTCTCATCGGCTGAGTTAAGTGCTAGCCAATCCTCTTCTGGAATTAATTCCATTTCGTCAATGAGTGCTAGAGAGATTAGTTCCTCTCTGAACGCTACATTAGGACGGAAGAGTGGTGGTGTCGCATCAGGCGCTCTGAACTGACCCTTACCGAACGGTAGAATCTCAGCAACCTTTAGCTTTGCAGTTCTACCAGCATGGGTCTTCAAAGGCGCAATCTGCGCACCAAGAAGAGGAGTAGTGTCCTCCGCTGCGCCTACGGCACGTCCTTCTGGCGGTCTACGAATGATGTTTGTAAGTAGGGCTTGATCCCAAACGTCAAATGTTGTAAATCCGGACATTAATTTCACCTCCTCTTATTCGAACTTGTTGTAATTGCCTAGATCAGCAACTAGTGCTGAGGCATATTGTGTGAATCCGACAATTGCTGATGTGGCGAATACGCATCCGAAGAAATACATAGCCGCTGGTGCATCGCCCTCTGTTACTCGGGCTACAATGTCAACAGGGCGTCTAAGGATACCCTTGATTGTTCCTGATCCATTGTACGCAACATACTTGTCAGGGTTAGTTGTGCTGAACTTCATAATTGTTCCGGCTGGCAGAACGTTTCTTGCCCCTGCTGTTACTGCTACGTTAGTGGCGTCAACAACAATGGACTTGATTGCGTCCAATCCAGCAGGGAACTTGAGTACCTCAACGTCGTACCATGTGCCACTCTGTTGGTAGTTGAAAGGCATCTAAAATTCACCTCCTTATTAGGCGCTATCTCTAGCTGATCGAACTTTTTCAATCGCTTCAGCTTCGCTCTGGCCATGATCGAACATAAGAGCCGCAATTTCTGTTTTCTCTTCTTCTGAGAAATCTACGTTCTCTTCTGAAGCATCTTCTGGCGGCTTAGTGCCAGCAAGATTCTCCTCATTAACCACTTCCTCGTCAAGCTTAAGCTCTGGGGAAGCAGCGACTAGGCGCTCAACAACCTCTGACAATGAAAGCTCGGAACTCTTACCATTCTCAGAAAAGTTGATTGAATATGTGCCCGAATCCGCAAGTAGAGCTTGCTCAGCAACCGTAAGAACGGCTGGCGACTTTCCCTCTTCCTTCCATGCGGCGAGCTTCGCGTCAATGCGATTCTTTCTAACCTCCGCCTCTACTGCTTCTAAACGTTCGAGGCGCTCCTTAACTTGTTCCTCTGAGAAGCCAAACTTCTCTAGAACAACATCATTTACTTCTGGTGTTTCAGTTTGGGTTGACACGATTACACCTCCTCTTTCGTTTTGTGCAGTAGCATTGTCCGTGTTAGACGTGTTACCCATTTCATCCTCTTCTGAGAATGAAATAACCTCTAGGTTTTCTCCTGCTGCCAAGGTTTCCCAACCCTCCATGTCATTTAGCCATGGACTATTTGTTAGCGCAGAATGTCCTAAAATTGCATTAAATTTTGTTCCTGTATCTTTCTTGATATAATCAAACAGAATTCCAGCGGATACGTTCGCAATGGAACCGTCCAACACTTTCTGTTTGATCTTTTTATCAGTAAATCTATGGGCAGCTTTCAGAACTGCTCTGCCCTTAGAATCAACATCAATCTTTAGTCGATCAATGAAGCCTGTATTTTCATAAACTTTATCATCGTGTGATGTAGGAATTGTCACATGATCCTTTGCGCCCGCCTCAAAGTTCTTCTTCAACTCTTCTAGAGAGATAGTGAACTTTCGTGCATCGGATGTTCCGTCCTTAACAACTGTAATTGGCTTGGCAACTGGACGCTGACCTGGACCTGGTGAATATTTCCAAGTTCCTTCGCGCATAATTGTCTTCCAAATAACACCATCATCTTCCTCGGCGGCGTCCTCATCGCCAAAGAACATTTCTGCGAGAATCTGTGGTTCCTCAGCATAATTCTGTTCGACCCATGCCTTGGCAACAGGAGTCCAGTCTGCTTCGTCTGACAAAACAACACCATTCTTATTCATCTTAAATGGAACCACATAATATTCGTTGTAGTTGTGACAAACCAAAGCCTGTCCTGGCTGAATATCCTCAACCCAATATTGCATTCCGACAACATCTTCACCGCTCACATAATCATTCGTATTGGCCTCATTGAGGGCACCTTCCACCTCTCGTCTGATATGATCCATACTCTTGGAGTAGTCCCAAACCACATCACCTTCCGCAAAGTCCGTATTTTCTGCTATAATGCCCTCACCCGTTATGGATTCGATATCCTCATCGGTAAGTTGGTCGAGATACCCAAGGAAGTCCTCAGGAACTTCATTTTCGAACTCAAGAACATCTGTTAAGAAAACGTTAAAATCTGTAAAGGATTCTGAAAGGTTCTTAGGGGTATACTTCTTCCCTTTGCCTCGCCACTTGGTGTTTCCAACGATTAGGTCCTTTAGAACGGCGCAATACTCTTCGGTGTGTGCCCCGAAGCGCTTTCTGTTATCGCGAACGCAGGCTGTAAAGGGGTGCTTCATCTTTGCATAATGTCTTAACAAAGGTCGAAGCTTTTTCTTATCAGATGGTGATACATTGGCTGTCCCCTTGGAAATGGCGAAGTAGACTACATCTAGGTAGTCATCCATTTCCTGGTCGGTCAAATCCAAATTAGTGCTATCAGTCATGTTTAATTATTCACTCTTTCAAGAACTTTCTTCAGGGTGCCTTGCATTTCCTGATATAACTTTTCATAGATTTGATGATCCATTTCCCCGGCTGGTGCAAACATGAATTTACATGAGGGACATTTGTAGATTGGTACTGTTTCCAATTCATACTCTTCTATCGTCATCATTCGTGTATACTGTAGAAGATCGTGTTCCTTTTTGCACCGAGGACAGGTCATGCGGTGTCCGTTGATAAGCTTTTTTCTAATCACTGAGTTAATAATAGTGATAATGTGTATATATAACAGCTTGTGTTAGTTGCAAACATTGGAGGAAAATGACAAAAAATGCAGAAGAATTACAGGAAAATGGCTCTTTGACGCTCACTGAAGCGGCAGAGCAGCTTGGTGTTTCCCGTAATCTATTAAAAAAACGATGCGATAGAAACACCCTAAATCATTTTCTTGACGAAAAAGGTCTTCGCAGAATATTCAAAAGCGAGCTAACAAGAATTGCAAATGGAAGCTCTGCAAGCACATTGAAGTATGATCCATATAGATATGATCCAGACTTTGATATTCCGAAGTCTGAGATTTGGGGTGAAGGAATGGCCCCCGTAATTGAACTCCCAAAGAAGAATTGGGTGACGGTAATGGGAGTCAATGATATTCACGTTCCATATCATGACGATGTTTTGATAGCTGCCACTATTGAAATTGCAAAATCAATTAATCCTGATATATTTATTCTGAATGGAGACATAAATGACTTCTTCGGCATATCAAGATTTAATAAGGCCAATGAGAGGCTCGATATTCTTCAGTCTGAAATCGACATGGGTATCGCTGTTAGAGCCGCATATAGAAATGCACTTCCAAACGCCCAATTCGAGGAAACAATTGGAAACCACGAAGAACGGCTCATTACTTATCCAGCGTTCAATGCTCCTGCACTCAAATCCCTCAACGCACTCAAGCCTTCAAAGTTACTCGGTTTGGATGATTTGGAGATTAGACATTGGCCAATGAATGGATTTAGGTTGACAGATGATTTCCTTGTGGAACACGGTTCTGTAATACGCTCTCAATCTGGATATACAGCAAAAGCCAGACTAGAACAGACATTGATTTCAGGGGTTATGGGCCACACTCATAGGGCGGATTCTCATTCTAGAACAGGCTTCCGTGAGCTACAATGGTTTGAAACAGGTTGTTTGTGTAAACTCAACCCGGACTATGTAAGAAATGAGGCCAACTGGAAACAGGCATTTTGGATTGGCACATTCTCGACAAAGACAGGCAATTTCAATATTCAACTTATTAAAGCGACTGGTCGCGGTTTCATTTATGAAAATAAACACTATGGCAACACGGAGGAAGAGGCTGATATATGGAGTGCGCCAATTCCAGCGGTGAAGTAATCGTTCATTTTGACAGCTTTGGGATTTGGACAATGTTTCCAGACGATGAGGTTCCGCAGCTTAGATATGTGGCTAAGGATTCTCGTCCAGACTGGCCTAAAGAACTTCATGAACAATACATGAAGATTTTAGATGAAAGAGATAAGGCGATCGAGAGGGCAGAACAATCAGAAGAATTATTGAGATATTTGCGGGAATTATTATTTCAGGACTGATTATTGTCCTACTTATTTTTAATGTGATAGTCTGGTCTTTTATTTTCTATAAATAGGTGATTAATATGAATGAAGAAGAATGGATAGATGATGATGAATACCCCGATGACGATTGGCCTTTCTCTGACGAAGATGATATTGATCTGATAGATGATTGGGATGAAATTGATGATGTTGATGATTATAAATATATAGATGAAAAGGAAGATTTTGACTAACGAAATCCGCATAGTCACGAAATATCTGAGGAATAATTCAGAAGAATTAGAAGAATTATGGGATTATGATGCTCCGCAGCAGAACAAGGCACATTATTGGCTATATGAGGTTCCCTTTACCTTAGAAGTTGATATGGACACAGGAACAGCATTTGTAACACACGTATTTGGACAGAAATTAACCAAGCCAGTAAAGACATAGAGAGGAATTATGTTAGTAGGATTGAACGGATTAAAAGGTTCAGGGAAAGATACTGTTGGCGATTATCTTGTTGAGGAATATGGATTTGAAAGGCTCTCATTTGCAGCAAAACTAAAGGATTCAGCGGCAGCACTATTCGATATTGATCCTAAAGTTTGGGAGGCAGGGAAAAATGATCCGCGCGCAATTGTATCTATTGATATAGTTGTTAACCATATCGCGCAAGAACAAATAAAAAAGTCCATTACTGTAAGAGAATTTCTACAGAGGTATGGAACAGAGGCGCACAGAGATATTTTCGGGCAGGACTTTTGGATTGATTATGCTGTGAAGGGAATTGATCCAAACAAGAATTATGTATTCACAGACGCCCGCTTTGAAAACGAGCTAACAAGAATCAAACAGCTTGGCGGTTACAATGCTCAGATTGTTCGTTTATGGGCGAACAACAAAGATACTCATGCTTCTGAGGCTCCCCCACCATTACATCTAATTGACTATAAGATTGAAAACGATCTGGGCTTTGATGAACTATGGGATAGGGTAGACGAATTTATTAAGTTTCTAGAGTTAGAATCATATGCCACTAACTAAGAGAAAGCTAACATTTGAGGAACGCCAAATTCTCCGAAAGCTAGTCTCGGAGAAGAAAAAAATAATATATTTAAAAGATGTAAAGTATAGATTAAATTAAAGGAAACACATACAAGTCAGCGCCAGTCGGTTGGGATAGAAATCCCAACCCTTGTGCCCTGACAATAGCATGTGCAAGAGAACGCGCCTGTAATCTTTTCTTAGCTTCTGCCACTGTCTGAGTAGCACTAGAATAAGATACGTAGCGTTCTTTTGCCATTTCCTTTACCTGCTTGCCATTTGCGTGTCCTGCAAGCAATGTAATCATAAGAACACTTAGTTTTGGTCTTTGAAGAACTGTAGCCATTGTTCGCTAATTAACCCCCAATTCCGCTTCTCGGCAAAATCTCTACCAACTTCTCGCTGGTAGTTCATAAAATCTTCATCGCGCAGAACCTTGATTGCTTCCTCAGCATACTCTTTAGGATTAAAAGGAAGAGGGACTATTGTCCCTATTTTTCCAAACTCCTCTTCCATACAATCACAATCGGTTGTAATAATTGTATTTCCTGCGGCAGCATTTTCAACTGCCGTAATGCAACCTGTTTCCGTGCTTTGAATAGAATCAAGCGGATAAAGCCAGGCATCTGCTTCCATTTGTAATTCAGCTAGTCTATCCTGTCCTATCTTGCCAAGGTCTGTGACTCCTGGTTGCTTCATTAGTTCGGTAATCTGGATCGCCATTTCACCTGAGCGATTGTGCGCCCATTTCAAATGTTCGGTCCACTTTTTTACCCCATAACATACAGAGAGTTCCGCTTCAGGGAACTCTTCTCTAATATAGGGCCAAGCTTCAAGTAGTTGCCATAGCCCTCTATCCGGCGATGATGAATAAACAAACTTTGGATTATTCAGAACCGGAGCATTGAACTTTTGTTCAACGAATTCCTTTGGGTATCGTGAAATATCGACTCCATTTGGAAAAACCTTGATTTTATCCTTAGGGAACTCAACCCCTGAATGAACAAGCAAATCTCCTGCCCACTGAGAAAGTACGGCCAACACATCACAATACTCCTCAAGGGCGGCTTGCTCCTTCCCGCTTAGATGAGCGACTTGCATTTCTGTAATCTTAAGACCAATACGCTCTCTTACTCTTGGGTCGTCAAATACAGAAGGGCACTCCCAGGCGATTGCCACATCCCAATCAAAATTCGCCAACATTGGCTTGGTCAGATTGAGAGGGATATATTCGTGATAACCGGGATAAGGATTGGTAGCCATAATATCATCCACGGTGAATGAATATGAAACGTCTTGCTTAAATCTTTGACCTTTTTCAATAGGTACAAAAGATGTAACTTCATGTCCCCGTCTTGCCCATTCTCGGGAGAGATAGATCATGGCCCCTTCTCTTCCGCCTATACCTTTGTTTAATGCGTCTGGCGTAATCTCGCCCCATGAATCCGCAACAATAATATTTGCTATTTTCATATATCTTTATTATACCATATTATCTTCTCAATTGAGAATATCTTTGTCTTCTTCTTTCAAAATAAGGAAATAATGCCTTTGTACTGGCCGCTGCTTCTGGTATCTGAAGATAAACCTGATCAACCTCAAATACTATTGAGCCTCCACCAGATGCATAACCCCAGAGACGAATTTCAAGATCGCTATAATCTGTAATATTTGCGGCATTTCCGTCAGCGATTGCCAGAGTATAATCTGCGAGTGATGTGGTGAGAGCAGATGATTCTAAATCACCTGAGCGATTATTGGCCCCCTCATAAAGAGCAGCACGAATAGTTCCTGTACCACTTGTGACTCGCGCACGAATTTTTATTGAATGGGATGTCTGTGTTATTGGTGTGCCCCCTGAAGCAAGGGATAATCTCGCTACTGAAGTTTGAGTTGGAACTACAGGGTGGACAACAATTGTTTGTGCTCGCCATGCACCTGTAGCACAAGTAAATGTCCCAGGATTGGCTGTAGCAGTTGTCTCTTGCAAATGAGCAGTAGAAATCATACCGCCAAGGTTGGTTCCAGCAGTACCACACGCCTTCTGTAATAGTCCTGTAAATCCGGAAGGAGCGGAAGTTACCCATGTATCATCGTCCGCTTCTTCTCCGCCTCTACCAAAACATGCAATAGTTAGAATATCTTTTGAGCCTCCCGTTACTGAAACAGATGGAGGATCAGGAGTTGTAGAGCTTCCAGAAGATGTTGTCCCAATCTGTGGCGGTTGTGTTGCAGGATCAATATGTCCAGATATTTCATAAACAATCCAAGCGCCACGAGTGCTGGCAGAGAG